GGCTCAACGACGCACAGCGCGCCATCGTCAAGGTTCGCCCTGACTCCATGAACACCACGGCCACCATGACATTGGTTGCAGGATCACGCCAAGACCTGGACAACGCCAGCCTCACGCCACCTCCAGCCAAGCTGATTGAGATCACGCGCAACATGGCGGCCACCTCCACCAAAGGTGCGGTACGGCTTGTTCCTCGCCAGATTCTGGACGCGCAAACCCCAGGCTGGCACAACTTGTCTGGCTCGGTGAACATTTTGCATTACATGTTTGATCCACGCGACCCCAAGACGTTCTATGTGTACCCACCGGCTACCACTTCGGCGCAGCTGGAGGTGATGTATTCGGCTTACCCCACAGACATTGTTGAACCCGCAGATGGCGCGCTGCATACCGCTGTGGTGGGTAACATTAGTCTGCCTGATATTTACGCCGATGATGTGCTGAACTACGTTATGGCAAGAAGTTACCTTAAAGACAGCGAGTATGCAGGCAACTCAGAACGAGCTGCTGGATACCTGGCCATGATCACGGCCTCCCTTGGAGCGGAGATTGCTGCGACTCTTGCTGTTCAACCTAAGATGAAACCAGGCTTGGGGGCTTAAACGATGGCCTTCTACCGCACAGCCACGATCACATCATTCGCCAGTTATCGCGTGGGCGGCAGCGGGGTGATTTTGTGACTTTGATCGACGCCCTGATCTGGCTCGATGTGCAAGTGCTGCGCATCGCCACCTTTGGCCGATCCAAACCCGGCGAAACCATCAGCGCGGCAGCGTGGGACTTGTACCTTGCGGGCAAGTGGCAGGGTAAGGTTTTTGTGCCCGTGATCAACTGGATTTTCAAAGTCAGGCAAGCAGACCATTGCCGCCGGGCCTGGGAGTGGCAACGACATCTTTATGAAAGAAAAAAATGACTGATACAGACATGCCCCAAATGATTTTTAACGGCCTTTTTATCCTTGTTGGGGTATTCGGTGGGTACTACCTTAACTCTGTCAAAGATGCAATCAAAAATCTACAGTCCACCGACCAGTTGCTGATCACCAAGTTACAGGCTATAGAGGTGCTTGTTGCAGGGACGTACATCAAGCGCGAAGAATTCGAGACGATGGCGCGTGCGTTGTTTGCCAAACTTGACTCAATCGACGCAAAGATTGACACCAAGACAGACCGCGCCATGTGCATGGCTGTGCATAGCAGAGAGCACCAATGAGACTCACCCCGCATTTTTCTGTCGAAGAATTTGTCGCCAGCCAAACTGCTGACCGGCGAGACATCGACAACTCACTCACAAGCAACCTTCTGACCAGCGCCAGAAACACTTGCAATGGGCTTGAGCAAGTGCGCAGCTTGCTGGGTAACTTGCCAATTTTGATCAGCAGCGGATACCGCTCACCCGAGCTTAACCGCGCTGTTGGAGGCAGCAAGAGCAGCCAGCACATGCTTGCCCAAGCGGTTGACTTTACATGCCCAGGCTTTGGCTCTGTTGCTGACATCGTTGACAAGATCATGCAGAGCGACATCCCCTACGACCAACTGATCAGAGAGTTTGCAACCGTCCCAGGCCGTGGCTGGGTGCATATCAGTTTTACGATGCTCCCACCGCGCAAGCAGGTGCTGATTATTGATGCCACAGGTGTCAGGACTTACGCATGAGAAAAGTGACCAAAGAAGCAGCCGAGCGGTGCGCCAAGCACACTTTGCAAGAGCAGCTCGAAGCACATCGGGCAGAGCTTGCTCTGATGTGCAAGGTGGAGACAGCAATTGCAGCCAAACGCATCAGAAAGTATTACGAAGATTTAGCCGAAGGAGTTGAGCATGGACAAGATCAAGGCGAGATTTAAGAGCAAGACCTATTGGCTTGCGATGACCGGCGCAGTGCTGACTGTGATGGAGGTCAACAGCGGCTTGGTCACGCAGTTTGTGGGGGCTGATATGCGCCCGTACCTGATCGCATTTTGGCCTGTGGTGATGCTGTTTGCGCGCGAGATTACTACTACCGCTTTGAGCGAAAAATGAACCTCACCCTGATCGCCTCTTTGATCAGCGCAGCCGCCGCAGGCCTGGCCGGTTTCGGCTTGGCTTGGCGGCTGCAAACAGCGACGATTAACACAATGGAATTGGAGCAAGCCAATGAACGCATCTCACTACAACGCGCCGCTAGAGCGACAATTGAACGCCAGCAAAGCGCGGTCAGCTTGGCACAGGCTGCTGCTGTTCAACGGCGGCGTGATCTTGATGCTGTGCGTCGTGATAGTGAGTCTGCTCTTGACGGGCTGCGCAACGCCACTGCCGCCGCCGTGCGAGCCGCAAGCGAGTCCCTTGATGCCTGCAACCGTGTCGTCGCCACCCACGGAACCATACTCGCTGAGTGCAGCGGCACTCTTCAAAAAGTGGCAGGCGATGCTGACCAATGCTTCAGCGACATCCAAACCTTAGAAGAAAGCTGGCCTAAATGAGCATTTACATAGTCACAGCAAAAGCCACCGGCGCTGAAGTTACGCGCTACGCAGCCATGGCACCAGTTGAGCAGATAGACGACCTGGCCGTGCCGTTTAGCGAATACGACCACACCGAGCTACCTGTAGACGGCGTTATTGACGCGCCCATTGTGGCAATGGTTTGGACGAAATTGGAATACTTACGCAGGTTTACTCAGACCGAGCGTATCGCCATTCGCGGTGCGGCAAAGGTGGTGCCGGAGCTTGAGGATTACCTGCAACTGCTTGAACTTGCAACAGAGGTACGCAGTGATGACCCTGACATTGTGGCTGCACTGGCAATGCTTGAAGGTGCTGGTTTGATTGCGGCTGGCCGCTCACAGGAGATTTTGAATGGCTGATCGTTTCATCATCGACGGTGCCACATACAACGGTGATGGCACCACAAGCGCAGAAGCTACGAGTGACGGGGGCGTGGGTGCTTGGAATACTATTTCCTATATTCATTTAGGGGCTGGCTCACCAGCCTACGGAACGCTGCCAGCCGGGACTATTGTTTATATAAGATCAAAAAACGCATCAGACGTAGATATAGCATATTCGTTTGGCGGGACTATAGGCGCATCTGTTGCTACAAGTAGTAGCCAAATCACTTGGGTGATTGATTCTGGAACTGTATGGGCAGGAATTAGCGGTGTTGTCCAAATCACTGCTCCAACTACTGGATTTAGTTTTACTAATTACAACAACATAATATGCGAATCTAAATACTCATTAATCCTGAAAACAGGAAGTGGCGCTAGTAGTACGGTATTTTCTATGAATGTAGCAACTTATGATGGCGTTGTTTTTGACTGGTCTCCTGTGACAGCAACGTGGTCAATGTTAAAACAGTATGGTGCTAGTAATTTAATGACCTACTTTAGAAACTGCAAATTTATATCAGGTAGACCGGGGTATAACAATGGTGTTATAGGATCGAGCTACCTAAATAAATATTGTAGTATGGAATTTTTTAGTTGCGAATTTGACATAAATTACGCATTCTCCGGGGAAGGTCTATTTTCTCTTGTGGATGTAAATTCCAGTATTCGGGTAGTCGGCGGGCGTGTTTATGGGAATGGTGCTGTTTCTGGAATTATGTCGCTTATTGGAATTTCTGATGGCTCTTTTACAAGTGTTGGTCTTGTTTATCCAGCAACACTCCCTTTTAGCTCTAGAGCTCTAAAAGCTAATCCGCAAACCAGTTTTGGAAGCGACGGTGGGTATTCCGGTACGTATGGCTCTAGTTGGGGATTTGCTGACTCTAGAAATGATGGAAACTACCCAACAATTTCCGCTTTTTCTCCAACATCAACAAGTGAGCCTTGGTCTTGGAAGCTATATCCAAAATTTGCTACTGTTATAAACGTAGCATCCATCATTACTACTAAGATGTACGTTGCTGATGCGGCGACGCTTACTTTAACTCTACAGGTTATTTTTAGTACAGAAATAACTGACATTAATTCAAGTAATGCGTGGATCGACGTATCATATATTGATGCTACGACAAGTCTTCCACAGATGG